GTAGGTCAGCCGCCGCTCACGAGAGACAGTGATGGCCTCGTAACGGCGGCTGAGAATTCCGGGTTGGTCAGCTGCCCGACCAACCAGCCGTAGAAGGCCCCTCGGACCCGGTTCGGAAGTTTCTTCAGCTGCGTCTTGGAGGGGTTGTTCTTGGTCAGGGTGCAGACCAGGACCAACATGGCCTCGGAGATCTCGGGTGCTGTGTTGGTCTCGGACAGGTCGATCTTCTTCAGAGCCTCCAGGGACTCCTCCAAAGTCAACAGCCGGTCCTTGCCCTCATCGTCCTTGGCTTCCAACAGCGCAGCGTCCGACTCGGCCGCTCGACGAGTTGCGGCCCTGCTGACCTGAGTGACCAGGACGTTGAACTTGCGCAGGAACTTCTCAATCGCCAGATCACTGGGTTCCGGGATTACGCCGGACCCACCACCGTATTTGGTGAAATCCCAAGCCATCTCCTCGACGGCGTCACCGGCATCGAACATCACCATCAGTACCTGCCCTGACCGGCGGCATCAGCGACCGCGCGCTTCCAGGGGTCGTCCGGTCGGGCGACGGCCCGGACCAAACGAATGAACCCGTCCTCGAAGTGCGTTCGCGCCATGGCCAAGTCGCGCGGGTCGGCGTCCGGGAACGAATCCTTGATGTCGGACCACATGTCCGTCAGCAGCGATTCCTCGCGCTTGATGCTGGCGATGCAGTCGACCTCTTCCTGACTCAGGTCCCGGTAACCGGGGATCTGTTGGTGCTGGTTGTCCACCACGAGCGTTCTCCTCACGTTGTGACACGGGAACCCCGGACCAACCGCCGTGTCTTCGGTCGGTCCGGGGACAACTGTTACGGCAGCGCGTCCGCCGTCTTCTCGAACCAGACGATGTCCTCGGGCTTGACCAAGGTCTGGAAGCTGGCCGCGTACATGCGCTTGCCGGCGGCCCGCCGGTACTCGGCGGTCACGTCGGCCACCGAAATCACGTCCGGGATCAGCATCCGGCGGAAGAACCCCTGCTTGTTCTTGGTCTCCAGACCCAAGGCGTAGTGCTCCAGGTCGGTCGACAGGACCAGGGTCTTCTTGCCGATGATGCCACTGGACGCCGCCTGGGTGGTGACCGTGCCGCCGCCGAGCGCGTACCGGATCGCCTCGAACTTGTCCTCAGCGAACGTCGCCTCGACGGTCACGTCGATTTCGGTGGTCTCCACGCTGACGGGGGTGGTCTGTTCCTCAACCCGGGTTGCGTTGGTGGACCGCTTGAAGGTGAACTTGACACCCTCCTCGGTCGCGCCGATCGGGACCCACGGCTGGGGGGTGCTGGGCCAGACCCCGCCGAGCGCCACCGTGTCGGCCGGCAAGACCGCCGCGCTGGTCAGGCTGAATGCCGCCAGGTACACCTGTGCCTGACCGACCCGCACCTCGGTACGATCGTAGATGGGAATGAACGAGGGCATGGCCTACTCCTTGTCTTCGACCGGGCCGTAGGCCAGGGCGACACCGTGCAGCGCGCCGAATTCGAGGAACTCGTCGGCGTGCTCGGCCGACACCTCGACACCCTGGGGGGTGACGACATTCTCGCCGATCACGAACGTGTCGTTGGCTCCGGCCGACATTAGCCGAAGCAACACCGTTTCGTTCTTTGCGGCCTTGCCTTTGCTGGCAGGCGTGGCCGGCTGGGGACTTTCGTCTGCCATTTCCACTCACCTCATGTAAAGCGTACTATAGCTCGGTCTCGGCAAGGTACGTACACACGAACGCAACCCGGTCCAGGTCACTTCCGTCTCCCAATTCGGGCACCGGACCACCACCCGCCGTGGTGATCGAGGTAACCCAAGTGCCCCAGAGCGGTCCGGGGAAGTCCGCGAACATCAGCGCGCGGTGAACTTGGTAGGCACTGGTTTTGAGTCTCTGGTAGTCTCGCTCGCGCGCCACCAAACGCAGCTGGAATGCCTCAATGTTGTTGATGCCTTCCAGCTCCAGGCCCAACCCGGGTGCCCCGGTCATCACTCCGAAAATGTCGGCCTTGCCGAATTCGGGGATACGCGGACCGATCACGAACGGGATGGCCAGGTCGTCAGTGGCGGCAGTCAGCCAGGCGGCCAAGGCGGCGTCGTCAATCACCGTTGGCCTCCTCAGCCCGGGACCCCTGGTAGGCGGACCAGTGTGCGGCCACGTTGGCGTAGACGCTGATTAACGCCACCCACAGAATCGACTCAGACCACCAAATAACCGTTGGCACCGCCAGGCAGGCCCAAACCACTGTCAAGCCCAAGTGGAGTTTGGAGAAAACCTTGGAGGCGGATTTGCGCGCCACCTTACCTCCATGGTAAAATTTGGTATCGGCCCCCGCCGGGGCCCCGGACCACCAGGAGCTCACGCCATGAACAACCCCACCGGCGACCCGCACACCCTGTGCAACAGCCCCCGCTGCTCGCTCGGCGAGGGCCACACCCTGCCGTGCAACGAGAAGGCGGTCCCGCCGGCCGAAACCCCCGTATTCAAAGCCAACGATCGCATCGTCCACGAGTACTGTGGGGCGGGCACCATCGTGGAGATCTGGGTCGTTGCCCAGGCACCCGACGAGGAAACCGAGTATCGGGTTCGCATCCCCGGGTACAACTACCTGTTCACCCTCGGCGAGTCCCGGATGATCCTGGCCAAGTAGCCCGATCACGTTACATCACCCAGCCCGCCGCCGTGCCCACCACGGCGGTTGCGCTGTGCCCGCAGTTGGGCCTCGCTCATCCGAGGTTGGCGGGCCGGCCGATCGTACACCTTACGACCGTTGTCGTACACCCGGGGGTTCCCCGAGTTGCGCAGGTTGTTGAAATTAACCGGCGCGAACCGGTGCAGGAGCTTGTCCTGCTTTTCCACTACCCGTTTCATGCCCTCGGTCGGGCCGGTTTCAAGTACGCTCTTGCGCAGGATGTTGACAAACTCGCTGCGGCCAACCACCAGTGTCAGCCACAGGTACTTAGACTGCCCACCGTGCGGGTGACGCAAATCCATCCGCTCGTGCTGGTACCGCGCGTATACCTGGTCGACCTTGATCTTGCCTTTGAGGTGGCCCTTGCCCACCAACTTGCGCAGTTTCTGCGCACCCTGAGTAGCGAACCTCATAGCACGTTCACCGTGCCTTCGTTGCTCAAAGCCCAGACCAGTGGGTTGCCGACACCGGCGCACAATACCGGATTGTCTGATCCGATCGACCGACAGGCGAACACCACGTTAACGTTGCCGGACCCGTCGATGTCGTTGGCAGTGGCTACGAACCGGAACGAACCACCGGCCGACGGGAAGTTAGTGTGGTATAAGGCCGTCATGCCCTCGTAGTCCGGGGGCCCAGCCGGCACCACCACGGGGGTGCCGGTCAGACCGTTGCCCAACAGACGCCGAAGCGAACCAGCAACTACTATCGCGATGTCCAGGTATTTGTTGGACGAGCCGGTGGTTCGCATCACCGACCCGAGGTCCAGACAGATCAGGTCCCCAACGGCGGCCGGGACCGCCAGGGTCGGACTGGCCGCCAACGGGGCCCATGACCCAGAGGCGGTGTTCAGCGGGACGTCGCCGGACGTGACCGTACGGGGCATCACCGTGCGTTTGGTAGCTTTGCCGGACAACGCGGACGCCAACCCGGTGACATCGGCCTGCGCGTGGGTGTGGGCCAAAACCGAGTAGGCCGCGTTTCCCTCGGCGGCGGTCAGGTACTGCGGATGCGGGTCACTGGCCGCCTCATGCGCCGTGACCAACCCAGCCGCGACCCCCGTGTTCTCCTTGCCGGCCAGACCAGCGGTAAGCGCGGACGGAGTGGCGTACCGGCCATCCCCCTCGGTTTGGGTAAGGTACTGAGCGTGCGGGTCGCTCGCCGCCACGTGCGCGTCCAACAGCCCCTGCGCGGTACCCGCTGGATCGGCCCCCTGAGCCGGCGGCAGGTCGATGTTGCCCGTGGGGTCCGGGCCGATACCCTCCACGGTGCGCACGGGGGTGTAAGCCGGAATCACCGGCTCGACCGGCGCCAAACTGTCCAAAGCTACCGTACCAGATCCGGCCGGGATCACCACATCGAACGGAGGCCGCTGCACCCCGTCGACCAGCTCGCTGACCCGGTAGGTGAATCCAACCGTCGCGAACAACACCACGCTGAGCTGTCCGGCAACCGGCACTGCCTCGACCGGTACCGTTTCCAAGGTGTAGCTCGGGCTCACGTGCACGTACCGCAGGCTGGGCCGGAATCGGATCTTCACGTCCGGAAATGTGCCGTCGGCGCGGCGGTAGTCCTTGGTTACCGTGACGGTGGCAGCGCCAGGAGGGAACGACATCGGTGGTTCAACCTCCTACGGCCAGACGTTGTGATGGCGCCTCAAGTCGAAGTCGCACGGGCTGAACAACTGGTTGGTCTGGTTGATCACGACCACGGCCTCACCCAGACTGCCGGGGGTCGATGCCCCCGGTGCGTCGGGCAGTTCGATCTGGCCGGCGGCGATCTGGTCCAGGGTCTTGATGGCTTCCTGGTACCGAATGTAGACCGGGTTGTACTGACTGGCGTAGTCCCGGACCTCCCGGAACGTCAGGTCGCACAGGAACATCGTGATGTCGCGGCAGATGGTCTGCACCAACGCCGGAACCGGGGCCGCGAACGGCACCAAATACCTGCCGCCGAGCTTGCCGTCGATCCTACTGGCGGCCTCGACGATCGCGTCGTTGACCGCGTCATCCGACAGGCTAGCCGCAGTGCCCGCCACCTGCTCCAGGTCACGTGCCAGCGCTAGGCGCACACGCTCCGGAGTAGTGTAGTCGGACACTGCGGTTCACCCTCTTCCCCTACATACCCCCGGGCCGCCACCCGATGGGTCTACTTGGACTCCAGCATCTCGACCGCCTCGACCCGCGAACGGATCTCGTCGCGCGTGCCGGACGGGTCCAGGCCCTCCTGCTCGGCGTACCGGACCCACTGGGGCTTGCTGGCGCCGTTGGACGGCCGCTTGAGCTTGCCGTTTTCGTCGGTGTCGCCGTCGGCCGACGGCGTGACCGCCTCGGCCCCCGGACCCGTGGTGGGGGAACCGTTGACCTCGCTGCCCTCCTCGGGCTCGCTGGCCGGCTCCAGCTCGGCGCGCTCCTGCTCGGTCAGCTCCCGGACCGAACCGGACTTCAAGGCACGCTGCGCCAGTTCGGCCGGCAGGTCCACATTCGAGCCACCCTGGACCAGGATCTCCCTGCCGTCGGCGCGTGGCTCGCCGTCTTCGTCGTACAGCGGGATCGACAGTGAGTTGACCGCGCGGTAGGTGTCGAAGTCGCTCATCGTCACATCTCCTCGATCGTGACTTTGTACAGTTTGGTCGAGTCGAACAGGGTCTCGGGGATCTGTCCGCTCACCAGACTACGAATCAGTGGCACAACCAACCCGGCGTCCACCTGAGTACCGCCGCCGGGAACGACAGTCGTGCCGGGGTTCAGCGTAGTCCGCTGCTTGGGGGTACCCGTGCTGCGGTCCGAATCGTCGGTCAGCACTTGCATGTTCACGACCTGAAGAACCACGTCACCGCTGGCCACGATCACACATCCTTGAGGTTCTTGATCCGCGCGATGGCGTAGGGCTGGTCGACGAAGATCGCGGTACGCCGGACCACATCGGACCGCCAGACCTCACGCTCACGGATCTGGTAGGTCGGGCTGGTGGTCAGCGGACGCTCGTCGCTGAAGCCACCACAGGTGCCGGACTCCAGCAGGTAGGCGTCGTCGTCGCTCATGAACCGCGACACCACCCAGGTCAGCCCGTACAGTTGCTTCTCCAGCACGCCAGTGTAGCGCGGCGACAGGTTGGCCAACGGGCTGTTGGCGTAGATCTTGGCGAACTCATCGTCCTTCAGCAGCGCGGTCAGCGTGCGGGTGCTGATTACGATCGTGTCCGGGTCGAACCCGAGGAAACTCTGGTCCTGGTTGGGCACCGACGCCTCGGTCACCAACTGCTTGGCGTCCAGGATGTTGTTGCGGATCTTCGGCGCCGAACCGGTGTACCAACTGGACACGGCGGTGGTCGGGCCCAGGTCCAGAACGTTACCAGCCGGCACAGCCGCACTGAACGCGTTGAACAGCCGCCGTTCCCAGTGCCGCACGATGGTGTTACGCACCTGCACCATACGCTGGTTCAGACGGTCGACCTTGTTGCGGTCCCGGGTCTCCTGAGTGATCTCGATGCCCATGCCGGTCTTGATCGTGTAGGCGGCCTTCGGGATGCCGTCCTGACCGGTGGTCAGCGGAATCTCGCCACCCTCGGCGATCACCGAGGCGTCGTCGTCGGTGAACAGCGGCGTCGACTCGCTGTAGGAGATCACACCCGCGTCAGCATTGCCGGCGTTACGCAGCAGCTGGTTCATCACGAACTGCTGGTCGAACAGGTCGATCATCCGGGCCCGGATCATCAGCGGGTCGCGGACGAACGCATTGACCGTGATCCGAGGACCGGACCCCGAGTAGTGCGCTGGTGTCGGCATGGGCCGATCCTTTCTTCGTGGCCGGACCAACCCGGCAGTCAACTACCAGATGGCCGACTACTGGAACAGCCGGACCTTGCCCCGTGCGCCGTTGGCGATGCCGGCGGTCTCCACCACGATCCCGACCATACGGCCGGTGGTGGTGGTCTTCTGCACCGCACCGGCCGTGGCAGAAGGGTACACGATGTCGCCGAAGTTCACCGCTTCGGACACCAGCAGCTTGAACACACCCTCGGTCGCCACCGCCACCTCGCTGCGCGGTACCCCGTAGTCCACCCGGGGCTGGCCGTATACGGTGTCCTCGCCGGTGGTGTTGGCCGGCTCAGCGCGGTACAGCGCCACCCCCAGCCAGTTGGTGGCCGCCGCCAACACGCACGGCTTGATCGTACCGCCGGTGTCCGGGACCACCAACTGGCCGCCGTCCACCGTCACGTTCACCACGTAGGTTTCCGGACCGCTCTTGTAGACTGGCACAACCTCGGCCATGTCCAGCTCCTTCTCAGCTTAAGGTTAGGTACCAGCCGGACTCAACGGCCGTACATTTCGTCCATCTCGGCCAGCATGGCCTTGCGGTCGGCCGCCGCGCCGTCCTGTCCGGTCAGCGCGCCGGTCTCGCGGTCCAGGTCCACCAACGCCAGTCCCTTGTTGCTCAGCTCCAGGATCGTACGCAGCAGCGTACGGGCCTGACCAGCCGGGCTGATCTGACCGCCGTTGCTCAGTTCCACCACGCCGGACCCCAACGCCAGCAGCGGACGCGCCGCTTCGATGACCGAGGGGGCCAGACCAGTCGCGGCCAACTGCTCCACCTCGAACGCGATGGCCTGGTCGGCGTTACGGTTGTTCAGTTCGATCACCTGGCGCTGCAAGTCGCGCAGCTGCGCCAGCGCCACCGAATCGTTGGCGCCGTCGTCGTCGAGGTTCTCGTCCTGCTCGGCGCCTTCGGTTTCCTCGCCGTCGTCCACCTCGTCGTCACCCTCGAAATCCTCAGGGTTCAGACCCTCGATCACCTGCTGGTCGGTCTCGTCCTGCTCAAGAAGCGCGTTGAGCCGCTCCAACTGTGCCGTCGACAGCTCGACGACGTGCTTGTCCTCAGTGGCGTCGGCCATCTCGGCACCATCCTTGATTGGGGGTTCGATGTAGAAGTTCGAACTCAAGTCTACCGTGTAAGCGGTCGAGTCGGGGGCGCTTAGCTCCACCGACTCCCACGGCTTCATGCCGGTGATGCGGGGGTCCAGCGTACCCAGCACGTGCTGCAATGCGCGACCGAACTGTTTGCCGTCGTGTTCCCGGGTGTAGTTCTCCAGGATGCGGCAGCTGACGCCGAGCTTCTTGTTGTTCAACACCACGGCGGGGTCGGCCAGTTCGAAGTAGCCGTACAGCCCGTCGGACTCAGCACGCAGGTCGACCAGGTCACCCCTGGTGCGGTCCGGGTCGTTGGTGTGGGTGTTGGTCGCATCGGCCAACTGGAACGGCACCTGACCATAGGCACCATCGCGGAAGCTCCGGACCAGATCTCGGTGGTACTTGCGATCGAACTGGATCTGGCGGCCCTCGTAGTTGATCGTGCCCAGCGGCAGAATCTGCTTGCGCCACAGCCGCGTCGACTTGCCGGACAGGTTGACCATACGGCCGGCCTTGGTGTCCTGAGGCGACTGGATCGCGAAAGTTTGACTGTCTTGGGTCACCGCAGTCCCCCCCGCGTCTGGCGTCACGGGCATCAGAGTACCAGACCAGAGGACATCCAAACTACAACGTTAGCGGAGACAGTAGAGACCCTGCCTCCCCCAACACGCGTACATCACCGGGGTAGAGGCGTGCTACAGTGGGAGGACTCGCCTCTACCCCTATTAGGAGAGCCGTCAATGGCCGTGTTCAACCAGACCCCTATGTTTGAGGAAATCGCCACGTACCTCTCCCCCGAATGCGACCGAGACGGGTGCACGGCGCAACCCACTTGCATCCGGATGCGAACCAACCCCCCCACCGGCCTGATCGATGGCAAGGTGCGCACCAAGACCGAGTGGCTAGCTGACCTGTGGGGGTTTATGGAGGGGGAGCACGAAGACTTCAAACGATCCGAGCTGTTGGTGCTGTGCAGCCCCCACTACTTCGAAATCACCAAGCGTCCGCAGCGCGCCAAGGGCAAAGACCTTGGCCAGCGCAACGAGAACGCACGCGCCAAGATCCGGCGATTCCGGACCGAGGCGATCGCGGCTTATGGGGGAAAATGCACGGTCTGCGGACATTCCGAATTGACCGACCTGAGGCTGCGGCTGAGCCCCGACCAGCCAGACGATTACTGGGCCGGCATGGGGCTGGACAGTTGGCAGGACAAGTATACATTTCTGCACGAAAGTAATTTCCCTGAGAAGGTATGCCAGGTTTGGTGTATCGCTTGTGAGGGAAATCACCCCACGGTGGCCAAACGCACTCGGGGGAAATTGGATCTGCGTACCCGAGTGGTACGGGGATATGGAGGGCTGTGCGTTGGCTGCTCCGCCGAGGCAGACGTCCGGACCATTTGGATAGTCCGGGCACCGAAGAGGGCTCCGCTGGTGCACGAGTCTGGCCGCAAACTCAACACTCGGGCCAAATACGAGGCGCTGATCCGGATGGGATTCCCCGAAGGCTGGTCGTTGGTGTGTCCGCCCTGCTACAAGAACGGGGTCCGGGGCTAAGACAGTATGGAGGTACACCCCTCCATCTGCACTCTGGAAGGTAGTCCAGGGGACCCGCACGTTGGGGGAGGCGGGCCCCCATACCACAAGTGGGAGGCAGAACCTCTATGAACTGGCCATTACTGGCCTGGCAAGCTTGCATCTCGCTGGGCGTGTACGTGACGATCCTGCTCAACGGCCGGGGTTTGATCTGGGGGTGGTTGGTCGGGGCCGGCATCCAATGTTTGAACGTCGGATACGGGCTGATCACCCACCAGTGGGGGTTTCTGTTGTCGGTGATCCCCGGGGCCGCGTTCGTCCAGGTTTGGTTGCGGGTCCGGGCCGCCGCTCGCGACTGACTAGGCGACAGTGCGGAGCCCCCGAGACCTACCGCACAGAGGTCTCGGGGGCTCGACGCCGCTCGCAGGTACGACTACCCCTCACGCAGGGTCACGGTCGTCCTTGGCTCCCTGATCCCGGCTCGAAGGTTCCATAGACCGGGGGGTGACTTTGACGAGCTGCCAGAAGGTCTACCTGAGTCGGTCCGGCAACGGCGGCCACGGCCGGTGCGGGACAGGCGGCGGCGGGGGCTTCGGAGGAGGCGGTGGCTTGGGTGGTGGGTTGGGCACGGTCCCAGGTTCCTTTCGGTCGAAGTTACTTGGTGGGGGGTCCGGGCGGCTTGGGTGGTCGTCCGGGTTTGGAGGGGGTGCCTGGACGCGGGCCACCGGGCCCGGGTGGTCGGGGAGGAGCGGGCGGCTTGGGCTTGGTCTTAGTGCCCATCACTTGCCTTTCGGTCGGGTCGGGCCCCTGCCGGCGGGGCCCACTGGCCGACTGGGCGTCGGCTTTCCGGACCAGCGGCTCATGGTTACTTCCTGGGTGGCTTGGGCGGGGTTGGCGGTGGGGTAGGGGGCTTGCTGGGTGGGCGGTCCGGCTTCGGTGGCTTGGGCCTGCCGGGGTCCCCACTCACCGCTCGAGCTCCGTTCTGAGCTCGGTCGCACATCGGCTCCACAGGTATCCGGCTGACAGCGACAGCCCGGCTTCATAGTCCCACCGCCCGGCCAGCTCCAACAGCCGGACTCGCAGCTCTCCGACCGCCACCCCGGCGGGCGACACGTCCGGAAGACGCGGAGGTCTGGGCCGGCAGGGGCCGTCGTGCCCCACCATCAGGATGCACTCGGGGCAGTCCATCAGTGGCCCTCCTGACCCTCTCGTTTGGGCGCCGGACCGCAGGCCCAATTGCCCATGTGGCCGCAGTCCCAGCGCGGGTCGTCCTCACCGAAGGTCTGGCCCCAGACGTGCTTCTGGCAGCGGTCCTGGGTGTCCTTGCGATGGTCACTTCCGACGCAATTGCGGTACTGGATTTGGGCCTGTTCGGACTTAGACGGCGGGTTGGGTCTGGTGTCGCAGCTGGCGGCGGTCAGGGCCACGACCAGCAGCGGGACCGCAGCCAGGGTGGCGAACTTGACCAAGCACCCGCGTTTGCGTGGGGAACTGGGGGTGGGGACCACTCGGGTGCCCATCAGATCGTCGCCTCCCGGACCCGACGTTCGATCTCGGTGAACAGGCTCTCAGGGTCGTCGGTGATGCCGATGCACAACGGCCGGAACCCCGGGGAGTCGTCTTCCCAGTCGTGAACCCATCCGACGTAGTTGCAGGCTGGATTGAACGGATCGGTGGGCTCCTGTCCGGGTACCGGCACGGGGACCACGGCCCCGACCAGGTCTGCCCCCAAGTAAACCTCGATCCCCCGGACCAGCATCTGGTGTTCCGACCGAGCTCGCGTGAGTCCCATGTCTATCTCCCTCGGGTGTTGGAAGCTATCGTGATCAGGACGACCACGACGGCGATGATGAGCACCCAGACGGCGCCCTCGATACCAGCGAGACCATCTCAATTTCTCTCCGGCCAAGGGAGGGGCCACGACGGGCCCCTCCCGTTGGTCTGGATCAGAGTCCCACGACGCGGAAACGGAGGCCTTCGGGGCCGCCGTAGATCTCGAAGACCTCACCGCGCGGATTGATCTTCAGCGCCTCGGCGTGCAGCTCGTCCATCTCGGCCTGTTCGCGGACGCACTCACCTCCGCACAGCAGTCCGGCATGGTTGAGTTCGTGGCACAGCGTGGTGTGCATCCGATCGCGGATGTCGTCCATTGGGGGCTCCTTGGCGTGAGGGGTGTTTCCCGGCCCAATAGAGAAATTTTACCACAGAGGTAAGGTTAGGCACAACCCCAGTACCAGCAGCCCCACCAGCACGATCAGCCCGCACTTGCCCTTCTTGGGGGTCGGGCCACCACCCCAATTGCTGTCCACTGACCTCATTTGGCCCCCTCCCGCTCGTCGCCGCTCCGACTGTCTTTCCAGACCCGCGCGACCGCGAGCCCGTCACAGTCGCCGGTAGCCGGATGGCAACACCCCAATGCCGAGTGCAGGGCGCGCTCCATACGCGGGGGAATGGGGTCCGGCGCAGAAGCCTGGTAAACCGCGACCACCCGCCCGACGACCCTGGCCGTTATCCCCGAAGATCGGTGGTCGACCTCGGCCACGTCGCCTGGGGACTCAACATCGACCACGTAGCGCTGTCCAGGCCACTGCGGCATGGGCGGCAGCCTCAGGTGAAACTCCTCGGTGTCATTCGACCTCGGCGCAGTCACTTGTCCTCCATCGGTATCGGCAACAGGTTATAGGTGTCGGGAGGGTCTAGCACAATTTGGAACGGAGGCCCAGGAGCCGGACCACCGGTGTCTACTATGGGCGGTACGGAGTTCCAGGCCAGGGCGATTGAGTAGAAGAACACGAAGGTGAGTCCGAGGACTACGGTCAATATGAAGTGATGCCACAGGGGCCAACGCTGGTTCATGCGGTTGATTTTACCACAAAGTCAACGTCGACATCTACGGGCGGTGATTGCAGCTACATGCTGCTAGGGGTGTAGCTGCATCAGGGTGTGGGCTGGTCCTGCTTGAGTTCGACGAATGTGAGGAACTGGGACTGGCGCATGGCCTCCTCGGTCAGGTAGGTTCCGTCCAAGCCCAGTTCAAGGGCTATCGGCCCCACCCAGATCACTTCGAGAATGGGGGCCGGGTAGTCCAACGCTCGATACTCCATCAGGACTGTGCCGTCCTGTTCGGCCTGGAACAAGCGCGGGCGCCAGGTCATCGGTACGCCTCCAAGCACCCAATGAAGCTGGTCCGGACCCGCGTGACCCCGCCCTGGGTGTGGAAGTCCCACCACTCTTCTTTCAGCACCTCGGCGCAGAACTTGTCCAGGGCGTCGGCAGCGGTCTTGCCCTGCCACACGTCGTAGACAGTGTCGCCGCCGGCAATGAACTTAACGATCCAGTCGTTGGCATGCAGCGTTGCCTTGCTCGGCATCACATCGGCCCATCCTCGTAGAAATGTTTGTGGTCCGGACCCCACCCATTGGTGTCGCGATCCTGGTAGGCGTAGCAATCGAACTCGTGGTACGGATTGCCGTCCGCGTCGACGCACCCGTGCCAGGTACATTTCTCGCCGGGCTCGTGCTGAACCAAGTCCGGGCGACAGTCCGACAGATGGTGCCGTTCGTTCTGGGGGGTGTAGCCGTTGGCGACGTACTCGCCACAGAAATGGCACTGGTGGTAGTCAGGCGGAGTCCCGCCGTTGCGCTCGATCGCGGCCTGACGATTCTTTTCGTGCGTTTGCCCCTCGTTGAATCCCCGGCTGTAGGAGCCCCGGACCGCTCGGTCTATTTCGAGCTGGATCCTCTGGATGGTCTCGTCCTGCCCCGTCACAGTTTCTCCTCTCTACGTGCGCTGGCCCGACTCGAACGGGCTGGCGGCCTTCCGGCTGAGCGGTGTTTGATCGACCGACTCCGGACTGCCACGCAGCGCTCCACTACCGTGCCTCTTGACAGCGGGCACGGGAGACTAAGGGGCGTCGCTACCCACCGGGTGCGAGCGCCAGACCGAATCAGACACGCAGGAGTACTCCAGCTGGCCGGTTCGCGCGTGCTTGATCACCAACTGCCAGCAGGCCGGGCCCTTACGGCCGGCCTTGACCAGCTCGTCGGGGGTGTGGCGGTCGATCACGGTGTCAGGAGACACCGTCTTGTTGGGGCCGGGACAAGACGCGGCCGTCGTGATGGGGGACAGGGCCAGTACGGCCAGGATCAGGCGTTTCACGAACATCCTCTCAGTTGTGTCCGATACCGAAGCTTTCCAACACTACCTGGACAAGGGCGTAGATCGCGATGGCGATCAGGAACCAGCCCGCGAGCCTCAGCATCAGTCGACGATGTACGGGTCGACCTCGAACAGGTACTCGTCGTCGTGGGCCGACCCGGCCAGGACGTAGGGAACAGGCACCACGACCACGAAGTCGCCGAGGTAGTCACCGGGTCGGATTCCGGCCACCGGGATGTCCCGGACCAGGGTGGGGATGATCTGCTCGGCCACGTGCTGCTCGGCCACGTACTCGTCCTCACGACCGGCCGTTTCGACCAGGCTGCCGTAGTAGGCGACCAGCGGGGGGAGGGGCTTCGTCGTCGTCATAGGGCAATTTTACCACGGAGGTAAATACG